AATTATATATCATCCCAACAGTTTACACAATCAAGTACTTTATCACAGTAAAGCGCTAAAGTATTTCACTAATTCAAGACTTTACCACACTAAAGCGCTAAAGCGTTTCACTAATCAAATACTTTATCACAGTAAAGCGCTAAAGTATATCATACTATTGTGTACACAATCACATTGTGCATCAAATCATTGTGATTATATCCACAACATCCAAAATGTCATGTATACATAATACATCAGTAAAACCTATTGCTAATTTTAAAACCTGTGCTATAATATAATTACAAAAGGAAAGGAGATCAAAAGATGACAAAGGAAACAGCAAAAGCAATTAAGCAACTTATACCAAATCAGGACAAAGCATTAATGATGTGTTCAAGCATCAACAATGCAATTAGTCTCTTAAAGCTTTACAAATTATCTAATCAAGAAATCAAAACAATCATAACCGCAATGGTAATTGGATAGGAGGAAATAACATGTTAGTAGTTAACAAGAGAACTGGTCAGGTTGAAGAATTTAGCACTTTTGAACACTATATGGATGATGAACTTCGCGAACGTGTCGCATGGGAACTCGCACCTTGCAGTGATGAGGATTTCATGGACCGCTATGTATATCTTCACTATCAAACTTTTGCTGAAGAATTTGAGATTAATTAAGGAGGAAAACAAATGTATATAGATTTTAAAGAAGCTTCAGATATTCAACTGTACCATTTACATTATTTAGAAAAAAGACATGATTTAGCCCCAAAACATTGGTATGAAATGTACGGATTTCTGATCATACCGATTGAATGTAAATATTATATTAAAACACAATTTAATAGAATTTTTGGGGATTTTCCGACAAAAGAAGAAGCAGAAGAATATATTCTACTTTATTTAAAAAATAACTATCTTTTCTTTGAAATTACTGAAAATGAAAAAGAAAACTTTGAATGTATTGCAAAATCATGGGAAGATCGAATTTATGAAGATAAAGATGATTGGAGATTACATTTAACCATACATGGGAATTACATTGAAAATCCTGAGGGTTACATATATCATCGCCGATATTACAAAGCCAGTACAGCGATTGCAGATATTGCATATAGAAAGAGACATCGGAAGCCACCTCAAACAGAATATGAGAAAAAGGGAATTAATCCAGAAACAGGAAGATATATTTCCAGATATTTTGCAAAGAAAGCGAATAGTGAAGGAAAAAAGATTGTAAAAGTTGAAAATGAATATGTATTAATGGACGCATTAGAATATTATGAATATAAGAAAAAATAACCGTCAATATTTTTGGATAGGAATTGTAATGTTAGTATTTGAGTTTATTATAATTTTCTTTTAAAGTATTACAGGAAAGGATAAAAATAAAATGAAAAAACAATATTTTTGGATAGCCATTGCAATCATAGTATTTGGTGTATTATATTTTGGATATAACTTATTTATCTATTTACACGCAATGAACATGTACAGTGAGGTGTTGCAGAATCTATGAGGAAAATTGAAGCATTATTTGAAATACGTGATAGAATATACAGAGATCAATCGTATAGTTTGTGGTATAATTTAGTTACTGATGATGTATGTTTAGATTTAAAGGATACAGAATGTGATCAAGTGAAATTAGGTTGGATAGATATTACCGATAAATTAGAGCGAATCGATATTTTAGATTTAAATCGTGTCATTAAAGAATTGAGAGATTCTTTATTGAATATATAATCTTTTCTTTTTTAAAATAGGAGGAAATAAAATGAACGAATTAAGTGTACAGAAAACAGTGCAGACCTTACCTGAGGAATTGAAAATGAATGTATTCAATGCGTTAAATAATCCGGATTACAAAATTTCGGATTGTTACGGACAGCAGATTGAAGTGCAGGCATGGTTAGTTTACCCAGTAGAGATGAAATCACAGCAGACAGGGGAAATCGAAGTATTACCAAGAACAATTATCATTGACACAGCAGGTAAATCTTATTCTGCCTTATCCAGAGGTTTTGCTGGAGCTGTAAGAAATTATCAGTTGATCTTTGGGGAGGAAGTTATTTTAAACAAACCGATCACCATTGAAATCCGTCAGGAAGGAACAGGAATGAAAAAGTATGCCACATTTAATTTAGTATAGGAGTTAAAATATGGCAAAGAAGCCAAAACAAACACAGGCTTACCGCAAGCGGCGACAATTCGCCGCTTCTGCGGTAAGAAGTTATAACGCCGCGGTTACAAGGATTGAAAAACAGTTCGGCAAGAACTATGCACCACCACGTCGTTCGGTGGATGAGCTAATGAAGAACTATCCAAACATGAAAGCATTACGTTCCGAAGTAAAGCAGATGAAGAAAATCCCGTCTCCGAAGAATCTTGAGATTGTGAGAGTAAAAGACGTTTTAACGTCTACTTATGCCATATCAGAGACGGCGAGATTAAACCAGAGAAGAAACGAAAAGAGAAGAAAAAGAGCAGAAAAATATGGTAGATTTGTAGAAGGAAGATCTGGCTGGACATCATCACAAGAACAGGCTTTGCAAAGACCTGTAGCTTTTGATGAAGAGCGATTTAATGATCCAAGTCAATGGGCAAGGTTTAAACACAGTCTAATGATTGACTTATCAAAAGAAAGAAATATTGACACTTATTATCAAAACTATTTAAACGGAATAGAAGACGAATTAGGACCAGAAATTCGAGGGGTAGTAGAGGAAGCTCTGGGGGATATTAGTCCGGAAGAATTTTACCAATTAGCGTTAACGGAAGATTATCGAGACGTGTTTACAATCGAATTTTTAATTTACATGCCAATTTCCGCAGAGCAGAAAATTCAAGAATTATTATGGGGAATTGAGCAAGTAAAATCCTATGTCTAAGACGGAGATTTTTGCGGCAGATTTTGAAACAACAACGGATCCAGAAAAAACGGAAGTTTGGGCATGGGGAATTAGTAATTTAGATTGTATGTCATCCTTTGAATGCGGAACAAATATTCAATCTTTTATTGAATTTTGTTATAAACTAAAGAAACGAAGCAAAATCTATTTTCACAATCTCAAATTTGACGGAAGTTTTATTGTAAATTATTTATTACAAAACGGATGGACACATAAGCAAGACAAGTTAGAAGAAGCATGTGAGTTTCGAACATTAATTACCGACCGTAATCAATGGTATCGAATCGAATGCAATTTTTACTATACGACCCAGAAAAGAGTAATGAAGATTTTTAAAGTTACTTTTGTTGATTCGTTGAAGTTGATACCGATGCCTATTAGTAAAATGCCAAAGACATTTAATTTGGGAATTGAGAAATTAGAAATTGATTACGATGAAGACAGAGAGATTGGAGGATCGTTATCTCAGCAAGATTTTGAGTACTTAAAAAATGATGTCATTATTTTAAGAGATTCGTTAAATCAAATGTTTGAGAATAACATTAACCGACTAACGTTATCTTCTGCGGCGATGAATGACTTGAAAGAAACGATAGGAAAACGAAAATTTGAAAGAATCTTTCCAACTTTGCAAAATGATGAACCATATCTAACGAATTTAAACTTATCAAAGCAAGAAAATTTAGCATTATCTATTGATAAAGAGTTACGACATGCCTATCGAGGAGGATGGACTTATTTAAAAAAAGGATATGAGGGAAAAGAATTTGAGAATGTAGTTGTTTACGACGTAAATTCTCTTTACCCTTATGTCATGTCAGAAAATATATTTCCATTCGGAGCACCGATCATCACCCATGATCTGGAAGAGATCGCCGGATATAGTCTTTTTATTATTGTCTTTGAATGTGAATTTTGGTTGAAAGAGGGTAAATTACCTACGATACAGATTAAAAATTCACAATTATTTAATGGAAGAGAGTATCTGGAAAATAGTAAAAGTGAAATTGTGAATTTAACCTTAACTTCGGTTGACTATGAAATGTTTTTAGAACATTATGAAGTTGCGTATTTTAAAGTGCATAAGGTTTACTATTTTCGCGGCACAGAGAATCTCTTCACTGAGTTCATCCAAAAATGGGCGGCAGTAAAAGAAAAGGCAGGAAGAGAAGGGAATAATGGGTTACGTTTTATTTCAAAACAGATGCAAAATTCGACATATGGTAAATTTGCGACGAATCCGTTAAAATCACAAAAAATTCCTTACTTAGAAAATAATATTTTACGATTCCAAACAATGGCACCAGAATTTCGTCCAGAATATTATTTGCCTGTTGGATTATTTGTCACCGCGTATGCAAGAAAACATATCATATCCTATGCGCAGAGAAATTACGACAGCTTTATTTACTGCGACACAGACTCTTTGCACTTAAAAGAAAAATCAGACAATATTCCAATAGACAATGAAAAATTAGGATATTTTAAAATTGAAAAAGAATTTGATAGAGCAAGATATATCAGAGCGAAACGATACATTGGAGAAAAAGACGGCGAGTTATTAATCACCTGTGCGGGTCTGCCAGCAAAATGTTATGAACAAGTCACGTATGATAACTTTAAAACAGGTCAGATTTATACAGGAAAATTAATGCTCACCCAAACGGAAGGCGGGGCTGTATTAATTGAAACTACATTTAATTTAAAATAGACTATACACACATTTTTTGATATAATAAATATGTACAGGTTAGCGGAAAGAATGATGAAGGGAATCCACGGATTAAGCCCCGCCCGGAGATCTATAGCTATGGGAATAGTGTTCTTCTGCGCCTGTACATTCTTAAAAGGGGCGAAATAATGTATTATAGTTATGATAATTGTTTAGAAAAGAAAGCATTATTTAATTTTATCACAGGCGAACGAGGAAATGGTAAGACTTACGGATATAAAACGCAGATCGCTTGTAAAAATTATTTTGAAAAAGGTGAAAATTTTGTCTATTTACGAAGATTTGAAAATGAATTAGTAAAGGCGGCAAAGTCTTTTTTCAAAGATATTACACATTTATATCCGGAAACACAATTCAAAATAACGACGGGGAGAAGCGGAACTTTCTTTTATGAGCGCGATCGTGGAATAGAAAAAGGTGGATGGAATCTCATGGGTTATGGAGTGGACTTAAATACTGGTGGAAAAGATAAATCTGTATCTTACGCCGGAGTTACTTCCATATGTTTTGATGAATTTCAGAGCAAGAGATACTTAAAAAATGAGATTCGCTTATTTTTGGACCTTTATGAAACGATATCTCGAATGAATGATGTTCCGGTATATTTTCTATCCAATAGTATTAATGTTTCCAATGTTTATTATGATTATTTTAACTTATCCCAGCCTTACGGGAAAAAGCGTTGGAAACTAACGGATAATGGATTAATTTACTTGGAACATACCTTATCACAAGATTATCGAGAAAAGAAAAAATCAACTCGGTTCGGGCAGTTGATCGAGGGATCTAAGTTCGAGCAATATGCAATAGAGAACGAATATGTTGAAGATACTAAGGACTTTATTAAAAAGAAAACCGGAGATGTCAAGAGCGTATGCAATCTTGTATATTTGGATAATGAGTATGGGCTTTGGTTTGATCGCAGAAATGGGTACCTGTATATGGATTCTACTTTCGACAAGTCACGTGTAACCTATGCATTAACCAGAGAAGACCATACCGAAAATACCTATTTTGCAAATCGAGGAAGAAAAATTGCGTGGCTGAATCTGATGATTCAGGGATACGAGCAGGGATTTCTATATTTTGAAAACCAGCGCGTCAAGCGGATTGGTTTGGAGATTTTAAATATGATCCGTTAAAGGAGGGTCGAATGGAACAGATTATGTCTTATATTTCCACGGTAGGATTTCCGATCGTGATGTGTCTGCTTTTTTATTATCAAATGACAAAGTCAGATGAACACATGAATGAAATGTTAACACAGATTAAGGTTATGGTGGAAGAAATTAAAAAGGCGGTAAACAATGGCGGTACAGAAGTATAGCATGAGAACCGACGCAAACACCAATGTATCGGCACATTTTAAGGTTCGCGAGTTTGCGTGTAATGATGGATCGGATACCGTGCTGATCGACGATGCTCTTGTCGAACGATTGGAGAGGATTCGCGGCGTTTTCGGCTCGGGAATTACAATAACGTCCGGGTACCGTACTCCATCGTATAATGCCGCGGTAGGTGGTGCGGCATCCAGTCAGCATACGAAAGGGACGGCCGCTGATATTCAGCTTCGAGGTGTACCGCCCTTAGCCGTAGCAAACTACGTGGAAGAAACCTTTTCGACCGGTGGAATCGGAGTTTACGGTACTTTTACCCATGTGGACACGCGAAGCTCCCGTGTTATTTGGAAAAATAACGGTTCGAACACTGTGAGCAGTACCGGGGCCTCCAAAGGTTATTGGCGTGAATTTCAGAACGGCGCCGATCCCGGCGGCGGGGGAGAAGGCGGGGGCGGAGAGTCCGGAGCGATTGATGTTACGATCCGTAGATTTACGGTAGTCTTTAAGCGTCCCAACGGGAAAACGTATACCGCAACCTACTTTCCTTCCTATTGCAATGGATGGTGGTATTTTAACGATAGTGAGTTTTATCGTTGTGATGAAATCCTTGGAAATTATCAGCAGTATTTTAAAGCTGGCTATTGGGCGCATATTACGCACATTCAAAACATATCGTCGTCGAATGTACATTTAACAGGAGGTTCGGATGGTTAGTACTTTTACGAATTTGGACTATCAAGTGGGTAAGTATTTTAAAGTAAGAGAATTTCAGTCAAAAGATGGATATCCTACCGTTTTAATCGATGATAATTTAGTCGATCTGTTGGATCAAATCCGAGAATATTTTGGAAAACCTGTGGTCATTACTTCGGGATATCGCACGAAGCCGCATAATGCGGCAGTTGGAGGTGTATCAAATTCTCAGCATACGCTTGGAAAAGCCGCAGATATACAGGTAACCGGAGTTCCCCCAGCCGCAGTGCAGACCTATGTCTATGACCATAGTAAATATACGGTTGGAACTTATACGACGTTTACTCATGTAGATACCCGAACAACCGTGAAGTTATTCCGTGGGAATACGGAATTTGTTCGAACAAATTATGAAAAATATAAAGCCGAAGAAATTAAGGAGGAAACAGAAATGGCAGAAAAAAGATATCAGAAATTAGAAGAAATTCCTGATTACGCAAAAGAAATTATTGAAGATTTGATTAAATCTGATATAATTAAAGGTACAGGAGAAGGTTTGAATTTGACAGAAGATATGCTCCGTGTGATTGTTATTTGCTATCGCATGGCTCTTACGAACGCAAATAACATTTATCAGCTTGCGAAAAATTTAGGAGGTGAAACCAAATGACGGTATATGAAGCGTTAGACATTGTAAGTCAGGGCTTCGCGGATTCTGATGAAGGGTTGACCGCAGTTAAAACGATTGCTGATTACAACAAAGAATTAGAAGGCAAAATTGTTACGTTGGATGAAGCGTTAGCTTCCGCTCATGCAGAAAAAGATGATGCTTTAAATTCTTATAATGATTTAAAAAGACGCTATGTAGAAAGGTTTATGAACGGCGAATCTACGGTAAACTCGGACACTACCGTATTAGACGAGGAAGAAACTGCGCATAGCGCAGAAGAACTTACTTATGATGATGTCTTTGTGACAGAAGAAAATTAAGAGGTGCGAAATGGCAACAAAACCAAAAAATGTGAAATTAGCAAAAAACGGTGTAGATATTTTAAATGCGATTCGTAATGACGCATCCCTTTCCTTTCAGGAAAGAGTTCCTGTAGCAACGCAGGAAGATATTAAGACTTACGGTTCTGCGGTTCTCAATTTTCCGGGACTGGCAAATGAGTTCCTCGATGCACTGGTAAACCGTATTGGTAAGGTGATTCTTAGCTCGCGTCTCTATAAGAATCCGTTTGCTATGCTGAAAAAGGGTATGCTTGATTACGGAGAAACCATTGAAGAAGTATACACTTCTCTTGCTAAGGCAAAGATTTACGATCCTCAGACAGCGGAAACGGAGTTCATGAAACGTGAAATTCCGGATGTAAAGTCTATTTTCCATAAGCTGGACTATCAGAACTTCTTTAAAACGACGATTCAGAGAAGAGATCTGGAAAGAGCGTTCCTTTCAGAGGATGGTGTTTACAATCTGGTAAGCGATATTATTTCCAGTCTGTACTCTGGTATGGAATATGACGAATTTATTACAATGAAACAGTTAATCGTAGAATATGCAAAGAAAGGCTTATTCTATGAAGTGGAAATTCCGACGGTTACCGCGGACAATATGAAGTCAATCATTTCTACCGTAAAGGGTTATAGCAATAAGCTAACCTTTATGTCCACGCAGTACAACGCTATGGGAGTTCCGACCTATACGGACCGCAGTTCACAGATTATCTTCATCGACGCAGAATTTGATGCAATGATGGATGTGGAAGTACTGGCTTCCGCATTTAACATGGATAAAGCAGAGTTCATGGGAAGACGAATTCTGATTGATAACTTTGGTGAGCTTACCGGAGCAAAACTGCTTCTGTGTGACGAAAGCTTTTTCCAGATCTATGACGTACTTCTTCAGTTTGAAGATGTTCGCAACCCGGAAGGACTGTACTGGAACTATTTCCTTCATAAGTGGACGGTATTTTCTGTTTCTCGTTTTGCAAATGCGATTCTGTTTACAGTGCCAGATAATGAGATTACAGGAATTACACTGAACCCATCCAATACGATTATTCAGAGAAGGGAACTTCCAGAAGACGTAACCATCAATGCGACAATTAAGTCTACCGGTACGGTAGATGATACTCTGGAGTGGGAAATGACCGGAAATGAATCTACCGAAACAACCATGACGGTTGTAAATAATACTCAGGTTCGAGTACATGTTTCTGCAAATGAAAAGATTCCAAACACGTTTAACATTATTGCAAAATCGAAGTATTTTCCAGTTAGCCAGACGGCTACCATTTCGACACGGGAAAATGCTTAACTCTACTCCTTTCCTTTTACTATATGATAGCCTGCCATTCTTTGGTAGGCTATCGCTGAATTGGAGGTAAGAATATGATTCGTCCTTTAATTGGTCCATCGACAACGGTTCGTGTATGTCAGTCGATTCCGTTAGATAATACCTATACGGACACGATTTTGTTTACGTCAAAATCTGCACAGGAAAGCTATTTTGCTTCGAAAACAAAAAAGACGTATAGCGGTTTAACGTATCAGCGGCTGGCATCGAATAGTTCTACGTGGGCAATCTTTCTGGAAGACGTAGCAGATTATTTCTATGATTGTAACTATCTATGTTTTCAGAATGGAGGGTTTGGTAATAAGTGGCTTTATGCCTTTATTTCCGATATTTTGTATATCAACGAAAATTGCACGGCAATTACTTTTGAAATTGATGTCATGCAAACATGGCTTTTCGATTTTGAAATTAAAAAATCCTTTATCGAGCGGATGCACGTTGCGGATGATACCATCTCACGAAATGTGGTAGAAGAAGGTCTGAATTTCATGCAGAGATATGAATATTACAAAATAGAACCATCGGGGCTGTTTGGTGGTACCTCTTCTGATTTATCGAAAGATTATTCCTCTGTCGTATTAATCGCTACCTCGGAAGACTGTGATCAGGACGACGAAGTGCGAGAGGGGGAAATGATTCAAAATACCTATCAAGGTTTAAAATATATTGCTTTTCCTATTTATCAAAACCCTTCCGCCTGTCTGGAAGCTTTAAATGAATGGTTGAAAAAGATGAATGAATCGGGAAAAGCCGGTGCAATTAATTCTATTTCCATGGTTCCTGCCACCGGGCTTTCAATGGTTCCAGAAGACGGGTGGAAGTACAAGGCGGAAGTTATTGACGGTGTAATACGTGAACAGAGTTATGAAATTAATTACACTAATTTAGATGATGATTATGTTCCGAAAAATAATAAGTTATTTTGCTGGCCATATCATTTCTTTACAATAACAACTATGGACGGGCAAAGCTACGATTTCAAATATGAGGATATTATTGAAAGTGACCCTATTCCCGGAAATGCGGAAATGAAATTTAGCTTTAAGTTCGCTTTTGGTCCAAACCCTACTTATTTTATGTTTCCACAATATTATATGAAACATAAAAATAATATTGATTATGGTGTAAAACTTACCGGTTTTCCTCAGTGTAACTGGAACTTTGGAGTATGGGAGAACTACTATGCACAGCAAGATACGAATATTACCTTGAGTATGTTAGCTTCGGCATTAGGTTCGGTATCTTCCGCTTCTGGTTCTGTTGTTAGTGACGCCGGAAGCAAAAAAGGGCTGGGAGTCGGAACCGGTTTAGCTATTGCTCAGGCGGGTTTAGGTACATTGCAGGCCGGCCTTTCTACTTTCGGCGGATTATCCGTAGTCAAAAGCCAACCAGACCAGAGCAAAGGTGCAAATAATGTCGGCGGTGTGAATTACAACATAGAAACAATGGATTTTTGGATTATTCATAAAAGACTGCATTGGGGTTATGTTGTAAAAATTGATGATTACTTCACCAAGTTTGGATACCGTGTCAATAGTACCGGCGTCCCAAACTTGCACACTCGAAAATATTGGAATTACCTAAAGTTAGATCAACCATCGGTGACCGGAAACATGCCTGTAGGAGATATGCGAATGATCAAGCAGATTTTATCCAACGGGATCACGTTCTGGCATACCACAGATGTTGGAAATTATGATCTAAATAATAATGAAGGAGTGTTAGGACATTGAAAAACCGAGGATTGCCTTTAGAATGGTCGGATAAAACCATTCTGCGAATGAAAAACGCGATATTTCACGATTATTACAATCGGATTCGAAATATCGCCTTATCGCGTTATGAATGGAGAGATCTTCCGGACGATATGAATGAAAGATATATCGAATGGTTGCTATTTTACAATGGCAAGTGTGTCTTCTTCTACGATGAAATTCTGGAAAAATATCTCTCGCTTCAATGTACGACTACCGGTGAGATGGATTTTTATAATCTGCCGAAAAAAGTCACAGCGTATAGTACCAATGTAAATTATACCTACAAAGAATTGGATATGAAAAACTGTGCTCTGTGTTTCAATAATTTAAGCTGGTTACCCGATGAACCGACCGCTTATCTCTTCGCACAGAAATTGACCAGTATTGAAATGAATATTCTTTCCAATGTGGAATTGCAAAAGTTCGCGCTGATTGTCAAAACACCAGAGAAAAAGAAACTGACCTATAAGAATCTGATGCAGAAATTCTTTGGTTATCAACCGTTTATTATGACATCCGAAGGAACACCAATTGACAACATTGAAATTTTGAATCAAAATATCCCGTATATTGCGGATAAGTTACAGATTCAAAAGATTAATACGTGGAAAGAAATGTTATCTGCCTTTGGTATCGTTACCCCAGCATCGGAAAAGACCGAGCGTCTCGTATCAAATGAAGTAACCGCTGGGTTAGGTTATTCCGAAATGGCGCAGAATGTAGGTCTTGTTTCTCGTCGGCAAGCAGTAGAACATTTCAATGAACTTTTTGGTACGAATGTATCGGTAGACTTTCGTTCCAATCTTTACGCAGATATTCTGGGAGAAAATACACAGGGTTATACTTATAATACCTATCAGGATAATCCAGAAGATGATACTTTCTCTACGCAAAGAATTGCACGACAGTCTAAGGGGGTGAGCAGTAGTGAGTAGCACAACAACTATGGTGCGCTGGTATTGCGAATATTTATATAACCAAGTAATTAATGACAATACCAAACCCCCAAATAATTGGGTCACGGATGTAAATACCATCATCCCCGCCGTATGGGAAAAGATCTTCTATGATTTTCCCATCTGGGAAGAATCCTATCGTCCTACCCTCTGTCAAAAGATTTTACGACATTATTACTTCCGGGAAATTGGTGAAGAAACTGTTGAGTTTTGGAAACTACGTCTACAGCAAACCCTCGGCGAGATCATGCCGTACTATATTCAACTGTGGGAAACGACACAAGTAGAATATGAAAAACTTTGGACAAGAAACTACATTGAAAAATATCTCGGAAATGAAAATCGTACCGAAGACAAGACATCAAACGAATCAAGCGACTATCATGACACTGCGACAACTTCTGATACAGCAAATACGTTAACTGATTTTACCGACGATGCCAAGACCAATATCAAACAGACGGGAAAAACACATGACGAAGGTACCAGAACTTATTCCGAAACGGTAAAAGATGTGGCATCCAACACCCCGATGAATCAGTTGACGTGGAACGATCTGGAGAATAATCTATATGCTACCTCAACAGATTTTCGTTCCACTTCGGGAAATGAGAACACAACGAATGACGGTACCTCAGAGAATACAACGGATCAAACCTATAACGATACTTCAAACACAAAAGTTGATTCTACTTATGATCGTCATTTTACCGATGAAAATAGCCGTGATACGGACTATACTCATAACGTCAAGGGTAAAACGAATACTGATTATATTCGTGAAATCACCGGTTGGGACGGTGTAAACCCGAACGATCTTATTTTAAAGTGGAGAGAAACCCTTTTAAATATTGATGTGATGATTATTGAGGAGCTGGAAGATTGCTTCCTCGGTGTATATTATTAGGAGGTAACTATGAGATATTTAAACCCACTTCGCTATATCCACTATCACACACAGTTAGCTATTCCGACCATCTATGATGATTCTCTCTCGTTCTACGAGGTTATGAACAAGACGAATCTGCACTTCAATGAAGTGATCAATGACATGAATGAAAACTATGAAATCATTGATAAGGCATTTCAAGAGGTTCTTGAACAGACCAACAAATGGATGGAAGAAGCGAAAGCGCAAGCAGATCGGGCAGAACAGGAAGCGAATAAATCGCAAGCGTCCGCAGAAGACGCGAAAAAACAGGCAGATCGTGCCAGCTCGGAAGCAGATCGCGCAAAGAGCGAAGCGGATGCCTCCGCCGCTTCTGCTGTAGAAGCACAGAAACAGGCAGACAGAGCATCCTCGGAAGCGGATCGCGCCCACACCGAAGCAGAAAACGCAAAAGCACAAGCTCAAGCGGCGGCAAACTCCGCACAGGAGTCCGCAACATCCGCGGCCGCATCCGCCGGTAGCGCATCGGAAAGTGCCGCTTCTGCTACCGCTTCACAGAATAGTGCAAACGCTTCGGCCGCTTCTGCTACAGAGTCGAAAAACAGTGCGGATGCTTCTGCCGCTTCTGCTACGGAGTCGAAAAACAGCGCAGATGCTTCTGCGAACTCTGCTTCTCAGGCCGCCGCTTCTGCTACCGCTTCCCAGAACAGTGCGGTTGCTTCTGCAAACTCTGCTTCTCAGGCGGCTCAGTCCGCTACCGATGCGGCAAACTCCGCAAAAGAAGCCGCAGATACTCTGGATGAAGCAAAGGAAACCTTTGTGAAAAAAGCAGGCGATACCATGTCGGGTAAACTTACCATCTCTTATGGAGGTCTTTCTGTCGATGGCTCCGCTGGTGTAACGGGAGACTTTAACACAGGTAGGTTACAAGTTGGTACCCCTTCCGAAAAGGGAAATTCCTATTTATATGGTGACCTTGAGCTGAGAGGTATTTTGACTATGTCCCTTGGTGGGAATAGCGCCCTTTCATTTTCTGACCTTACCGAAGGATTGAAACTTTATGCCCCATTATCGTTTGTAAATCCAGAAAATATTTCCAATGTGGCAAATCCTCAAGAAGCTCTCGATGCTGTAAATAAGCAGACATTAGATAGTGAGGTAAGATCAATTAATGCTTCACTTACTCAAGTAAATGAAAAGATTACCTCTCTTACTTCGAGAATGGATACTGCGGAGAACAATATTACTTCTCTTACGTCCCGTGTGACTACGAATGAAACGAGTATCAATAACATTAATACTGAGATCACTAATATTAAACAGGACATTACCACCGTGGAAGGTGACTATGTTAAGAAAGCTGGCGATACCATGACCGGCAATCTCACTATGGGACTGAATCAAATCGTGATGGATACCGGTCATATTGTGGGCGGAAATAATACGCTTCTCTTCGAAGGTTATCCGTTAATTAATGTTGACGGTGCAAAGATTTCTATGGTTGCTGATCCTGTGGCGGCGATGGATGCCGCAAACAAGGAATACGTTGATAATGCTGTTGCTGGGGTAAAACCTACTGGAGATTATCTGCCACTGACTGGTGGCACGATGAGCGGCGATATCAATATGGGAGTAAATAATTCCGTTCGTTTCGGTTCGGCGAATTATGCTCTCTATCAGGATAAAGGTACTGGACATTTGGTTCTTACGGGTAACTCCAATACTGACATTGTAGAAATGAACAATATTGGTACGCTTCAGTTTGGAAATAAAACAACAATCCAAAATGTGAAAACTCCTACGAATAACGGAGATGCCGCGCCGAAATCATATGTTGATGGTCAGATTAGTATTGCTAAAAATGATGTTTATGAGCAGATTCATAATTATTTACCTCTAACCGGCGGTACGTTGACTGGTGCTGTTCGTTTTGGTACTACTGCTTCTATAGGTGAATTAGTTGATTTTGGACTGGTTGCCAAAATGGACAGTGGTAATTTAGGTATTGTGACACAGTCTATTATTCATACGAATGATTCAACTTCTACCGACGGCGTTACCTACACATTAGCTAATGTTGATTCAGATATTCATTACACCTGCGCAGGCAATGGTGTGAAGCAAATGAATATTGGAAGTTTTGAAACGGTAAAGGTTAGCTCTTCATTATTAGTTGCTGAAGATCCAACTCAGAATATGCAAGTTGCTACAAAGCAGTATGTCGACCAGCATGCTGGGGGCGGGGGTAGTAAAGTTGACGCAGGTGGGAATTATATTTTTGTATTAACACCATTAATAGGAAGATATACAAAGTTTGAAATATTTACGGTTTCAACTACTACTATCACATTTAAAATTGATGGTTCGAAAATACAAACACAACAACTTCAAGTCCCTTATAGTAATTTTTTAAATGATAACAATTTAGAACTTAACCTAAATGATTCAGTTAGATACTTTATTCAAACTTTTAAAGATAATACAACTAATTCAAATATAGCTTTGTCAACTTACTTTAAAAATACATTACCTGACACCGTTTATTGTGAGTTTACTAATTTAAGTACTACGCATACTGAGGGAACTTATTACATCTACGGGGGCGGAAAAATAATGGAATGTTTACTTACAACAAAGCAAATTATATCATAATAAAAGGGGTTCAACTCCCCTTTTTATTTTTAAGATTACATTGTTAACCTACCTTTCCAAAGCTAAATAAAAATCTCCCAAGTCATAGTAACCTATTTCGTAAAAAGCATCCTTCTGATTTTCTAACCAAAAATTTATAATTTCAGAAAGATGTTCTTCTACTGCATCCGGAGCAAAAGAAATCAAATCAGGTATCTTGTCGAACATATTATCATAGGACACAGATTTCAGAATATAATTATCTATATCTTCCTTCATGATTTCAACTTTCTGATATGCTTCCGGAAACGTTATGTTTTCATGCGCAACAATATAAATTTTCATTTTTCTCTCCTTACACTTCAACGAAGAAATTTAATCCTTTTTTACTTTTATATATTTATCAATTGTATTAACTCCGTCTGTATAGTAAGAAAAGACGTAGTTCCCTCCTTCACGTATAGTTAATTTCGAGACATAACCTTCAGTGATTAATTTGTTAATAAAAGGGGCAATATCAACTTCTTTTAATTCTACGTAAGAAATTTGAATATCGAATTGTTCTTCCATAATTGATTACCTCCGAAAAGGGTGAATAATTCCTCCTTAATTAATCTCAAATTCTTCAGCAAAAGTTTGATAGTGAAGATATACATAGCGGTCCATGAAATCCTCATCACTGCAAGGTGCGAGTTCCCATGCGACACGTTCGCGAAGTTCATCATCCATATAGTGTTCAAAAGTGCTAAATTCTTCAACCTGACCAGTTCTCTTGTTAACTACTAACATGTTATTTCCTCCTATCCAATTACCATTGCGGTTATGATTGTTTTGATTTCTTGATTAGATAATTTGTAAAGCTTTAAGAGACTAATTGCATTGTTGATGCTTGAACACATCATTAATGCTTTGTCCTGATTTGGTATAAGTTGCTTAATTGCTTTTGCTGTTTCCTTTGTCATCTTTTGATCTCCTTTCCTTTTGTAATTATATTATAGCACAGGTTTTAAAATTAGCAATAGGTTTTACTGATGTATTATGTATACATGACATTTTGGATGTTGTGGATATAATCACAATGATTTGATGCACAATGTGATTGTGTACACAATAGTATGATATACTTTAGCGCTTTACTGTGATAAAGTATTTGATTAGTGAAACGCTTTAGCGCTTTAGTGTGGTAAAGTCTTGAATTAGTGAAATACTTTAGCGCTTTACTGTGATAAAGTACTTGATTGTGTAAACTGTTGGGATGATATATAATT